TGCTCGCTCGGTGGCGCAGGACCATTGTATATAGTATCTCTTTGGTTTGTTGATTGTGGTGGCGACGCAAATCGTGTGCGATACTCGCAGCAAAACGCGCAATCGCAGTCTGATCTGTAATCAGATGGGCCGTCATAGGTTGACATAGATTGGTGCCCTTTTCTATGTTAGCCTTGTATATAACACAAATACGAGCGGTTGTCAAAACAGAGAGACCACGCCTAGGCGCTTGAGATACAACCCGTGGGGGACTGATTGTATCGCCGCGACCGATCTAGGCGTGGTCAGTTCGTAGGATAGCAGAGATGGGTTAAGAAACTGCTACTCCTTTTGCATCAATGTAGCCTCTAAGCTTTGGCGCACGCTTGCGAGGCTTCTTTGCTGTGCGGTCATTCATGCAAGCGCGATAAAATCGATCAGACTGATAGCGTGGATTAGTGCCGCGCAAAGCGTTAGATATAGCCTGCGCAATCTCAAACTTGTAATATTGCTCGCCTTCCTTGAATTGGTCAAAGATCGCATCTGCAAGCTTGTTGTAGTCTTTACGTGTCATGGCCATGTTATTTCCCATCTCCGTTTGCTAACTTCTCACAACGATAGGCTGAAAAGCTTATGATGCCGTAAATTGCTAGTTGAACAACACCAGCAACAACAATGGCGACGTTGGCGCCACAAACAAGATTAGCTAGGAACGCGGCGATTGTAGTGCAGAGCATAGAGTCCATGATCGCGTTTTGTGCAGTGGCCATAACGACTAGTTTAGCTAGTTCTGGCTCTTGGCGCTCTATCGCTTTGATGACACTTGCGGCTGTAAGTCTAGACATCTGATTTCCCTTTAGTCTTGGCGTAACCCTGCATTGCAAGATAGCTGTGAATAGTTGATACTTTGATATGGTGAGGTGTTCCGCCCATCAAGAAATACATTTCAAGACAGGCTTTGATTGTTGCACTGTCTATGTTGTATTTACGGGATAATAGAATGGAGATTGTTGTCATTGTTGCCCCTTTTCATTCGCTCCGCGCTGGTGCGCGACCGCTCATGAATTTACTTTGTCCATTCGGCTCTAGCCTTTGCTTCGAGCGATGCAAGATCACGCAGGAAATTGCGCTGCATGATTGTCGGCACGAATTGGCCAGCCGTGTCGGCCTTGACAAGGTCGCGTTGCGCCTCGATCATTTGAAGGATCAGATAGTTGTCGCGCTTGTCATAGTTCTTAATGCGGTTTTTGCGGTTCCAGGACATTGTAGTTCCCCTTTTAAGCTCTTAATCGCTTCGCGATACGTGCCTAGCTGCGCTAGGCTGTTTCAGTGAATAGTGTCTCACACTCATCTTGAGAAAGGGTAAATTCGGTTTTGTGTTTTTCAAACCAAGATTGCAGCTCAATCGCGCTGCCAAACAAGGATACATCAGCTGCCCAGCGGTCCACACATTGGCGGCAGTCGATCTTGCCTGCTACGATTTGGTCGACTAGAAGCTTAACAAAGTCAGGGCCATACGCCTGGATCATGCCGTGGAGGTCATATTCGACGGCGAATAGGCGCACAAGATAGCCTTGGGCTTTGGATATTTTGGAGGGGTTTTTACGACGGGATGCCATGGGAGTTCTCCTTGGTTGTATAGAAGAAGATACACCCAATTAGTTAAATATCACTTAACGCGCCAACACATTTTGTGTTTAACAGATATTTCAAAGCGCTTGAAATTATGCTCTGGGTTTTCCCATTCTTTGTGCCTAAATACGTTGCGCATTTTTTGACAGCGATGTACGTCAGTAATGTCTGTAAGTTCAAAACTAGAGCCAATTGGCATTGTATAGAACTCCTGCCAATCAGATAAGTCTAGCCTAGGCTTTTTTGGTGGGATAGGTATATTTGTTAGAAGCTTTCTCATATGATGTATCCTTGTAGTTGCGCGACTGATCCGTGTACGTCATGCCGGATATGCCAGATAGAACGGTCTAATCTCTCTTTGTATGGGGAAGAAAGATGTATATAGTATTAACATTCTTATACATTGATATAGTAGTCTATCTGGCATATCCGACAGGATACCTCGAAACGCCATATATAGAGCCATCTACAGCAATTGTCAATTGAACAGCTATCGAACGGCTATCGGTCGGATAAGCGGCAGGACGTGTACAGAGTTTCCCGTGGAGCGTGTAATTGTATATATACAACCACAAGGCGAGTTACCTGTAGGATAGCCCGATTTTCATGGTACATATCTGGCGGATAGATAATGAATGGAAACAGCGTTCAATTGCAAATCCATGTATTAATACTCTCTTAATGCATATACAACCTATAACAACTCATTACTTATTGCTTTTCCATTAATACTCATGTCAAGTAAAATAATTGTGATCTCGCAACTGCTAACAATTCGCATAATATCTGTTATGTAAAATATCAGCGATAACGAAGATGTGATAGTGATGTTCTGGGTATGTTCTATTAATACAGGTATATACAACTCTTATGTTCCCGCTTTGTTGTAATATATTATTAACTCAACTAGGTTATACTGATTTCAGGATCGAGAAACGGAGAAATACAATGCTCGCGCATCTTTACGGCAAACCCGGCAAGTGGTATCTTGACGTAACAGATATGGAGGGGCGCACAATCATATTGATTGATGTGAAGAACAAGAGAGAAGCGCGCAAGATTTGTAAGGTATATAATTACAAAGAATGGAATTTCTAAGAGCAGCAAACTGGTGAGCAATCACCAGTATTGCACCATTTAGTTGTATATACAACTTGGTGGACTGCAGCTATGCGGAGCACGCATAGGTTAAGATTGTATTACGATGTAGATGCAACTCGGGCAACATATATATTTATTTTCGTGTGGAAATTAACGTTTTAGAAAAGAAGGTATGGTACTATACCCCCCCTGGACCCCCCCAGCCAGAAACACGGTCTAAAATCACATTTCCACATTGCGAGAAAATTTCTCAAGTTCTCTCCATCCTGTCCAACTTAACTTAGCTAAACTTATCTTATGAAACTTAACTCCACTATTTATTATTTGGTCATATTTATATAAAGCTTTCCAACCATTTAAATAATTTCTAGTATATATTCTATACATAGGAACATTATTAAGAGTAGCGTTGCTATGAGTATCATCATATATAACTATAATCTTATACATCTTTTTTCTTCACCTCCGCTATATTCCACCCCTTCTTCATACAATACTGTACCACTTTCTCAATCTTCCATTTATCCCTTGCCATATAGTACACAATGGGGGCAGCTGTAGTAACTACCCCATTTACAGTCTCTATGCCTGAAGTAAAGTAATTACTCTTTATTTGGTATAGCTTCACTAACATTCTTTATCTCTATATTATTCACAAAACTAATACCAACCGTCTCTAAGACTCTTTTACTTACTTCATCTGCCCTTGGATCAGGGTTCTCTGTAAGTATATTTCCAAACGCTGCACCAATACCAATAGTTAAATAATCAAACTCACTAAGAGCCAACATAGTTAACATCTCTAATTTCTTAGAGCGAACACCTTTGTTGGTTTTCTTAAACTCTTCGTGAAGTTTTCCTACATCTACTTCAAAGGTAAATAATTTCTTTGTCATTTGATGCGCTCCTTGCGATAAAAATTCGTGCTTGACTTGTATCATACCTCTATCCGAAAGTCAACCCTGAAAGGAGGCGGCGGTTTAAGAGTAAACAGGTTCTTGCCCTTGTCCCGTTGGCTCCCCCGCCTTCTTTCACTTTACGACTGGTTGTGCTTACAAGCACAGAAGGAGTAGATAAAATTAAAAGGTATAGAATAAATAAAAGAAGATTAAAGGTTGCAGAGAGAACTCGCCTCGCTAGGGATGTTCTCTATGATGGTATGGTTAATTTTGAAACCCGCGCTAAGCAATGCCTAGCAGTAATGATAGATAGTATTAAAGGGCAACAAAAATCTAACTACGCTGAGCTTAAACTACTTTATCAAGAGTTTCGTAAATGTCAAGAGCTAGCTGCTGACTATGCACATAAGCTAGCACCATATCAATCTCCAAAACTTGAGTCTATAGAAGTAAAATCTCAAGTTGAGCATAGATATGTAATGCGTGTGCCACATCAAATGAAATCCACCGACGAATGGACTAAAGCAACAGGGGCCTCTAAAGTGTCTCTAGAAGAGATGACTAAGCATAGCAAGAATAATATGACTAAAGTAACTAAAGATGTAGTTGAAGCAGAGTACGAAGAAGATAATTATGTTGAGCCCGGAATGGTGCATTAGGCTCACGAGCGGTTGCACCCCAGCGCAGAGCGAGAGATACAATGCCTTTTGATAGAAACCGTACACCTATTGCAGGTGATTTAAAACTTATAACAGTTAGTGTATCCACTGTTGCGAGCGCAAGTGTTCCTACAGGTTATAGAGGATTATTTCTTATTACAAGCTGCTCTATGACTATTGTAACTCCTGGAGGTACTTCTGTTCCTCTTGATAACCTTGCTAAGAACTCTTTCATTTGGATGGAGATAGCTTTTGTGAGTGTAATAGCTACAGCAACATCAGCGTATGGAATTATATGAAAGTGCCTAAAGAAGTAGTGTGTAAGAAATGTAAAACTAAATACGAAACGCCGAAAGGCGCTGAGAGTAAGTTTAAATTTTGGTTTTGTGTGGAGTGTAAATATAACAATGGACTTAAATAGACGAGGGTTCTTCAAACTTCTAGGTGGTGGCATAGCTTGCGCCATACTGCCGTCTATAGTTCTAGCCAAAGAAGTAATACAAGTACCTGTAGAGTTTGGTTGGACTTGGTTTATTAAACCCACTGATCTACCTTTGGAATTAGCTAAGACTATTCCTAACATAATGGCGTCCAATACCCAAAAGATTTATGATTCTACAGCAAGAGATAAACATTTATTATTAGACCTAAAAGAACTACCTCACAGCCAAGTAAAATTAAATTTAAGCTATATAAGTGAAGACGAACAAAATAAGCGTATGATCCAGCGTATGGCCGACAGAAAAAATAAAAGAGAAAAAGATAAATTATATTATAAAAATAAATTTGAACAACAAGATAAAATAATAGAAGATACAGAGGCTAATAATAAACACCTATATAAAGAAACAAGGATTAAGTACTGGGAAAACAGAGTAGCTAGTCTAGAAAGAAACATAGAGAAAGACGCAAAATTAGCTAATCCTAATATAGATGCATACACATATTGGGACAAAGCTTTGAGACACGCTAATAAAGAACTTAACCTAGCTAGGAGCGCATAAATATGTCAACTAACCCAGTTAAACCCGGTAAAGGTCAGTTCAACGGAAAAAACAGCGGCGGTACACACCGTAATACTCCTGTTTCTGGTCAAATGAAAGCAGGTACTGCGCACTGTCTTGGAGAAAGAGCAGGTAGGTTTGGTAGTAGAATGGGTGGTGGCGGGGGCACTGATGTTCGCCGTGGCGCCACATTCAGCGGCGGAACATCTAGACTATCTAATGCCGACAAAGCCGGTGGTCAACATGGTGCAGGTCACTCTAAACAGCCCGGCGGGCACGGTAAACAAGGTAAGTTTGCTGATACGTCCCATAAGGGGCATACGAAGTAAATGACCAGATATATGTACCTATTTAGTGGGCCATATATTTATGTAGTAGAAAGAGAGGCTTCAATGGCAACTCGTAAATCTCATCCTAAACCAATCGACATCGCCAACCCTCAAGAAAACTTTGTAAAAGCTTGTTACGAGAATCATAACGATACTGAGGGTTTCTACGATTATATGTATCCAAGAATGAGTATAAACGGCGAAACTCCAGCTAAAACTAAAGCACATAATACTCACGGACATTCTATTGGTCAACGTGCAGGTAAGTTAAGATTATCAGGTACAGCTGGTGCGCACCGAATCGGAAAGAGATAAAATGATAGAGTCAATCGTAATGGCAATGATTAGCTTGTGCCTTCTGGTACTGGCTATCTATATCGTTCTTTGGGTGCTTTCACAATTAGGTATAGTTATTCCTGAAAACGTAATGAAGATTGTTTGGGTCATAGTGGTTTTAGTTGCTATTCTTATTTTAGTGAGAACCGTGCTTCCTGGGATGGGGGTTAGGATTGGTCTACTAGAAGGAGCGGTTAAACTGTTGACCTAATGAGCGCCAGACAAACTAAAATAAACTACACAACTGTTTGGAAACCAAACGACGGGCCTCAAAGCTGGCTTATAACTTGTCCAGTCTTTGAGACTCTATTTGGAGGCGCGCGTGGTGGTGGAAAAAGCGACGGTGTCCTTGGCGAATGGGCAAGTCATGCCGATCTTTATGGGGAGAACGCTATTGGGTTATGTGTACGCAGAGAACGTACACAACTTGTTGAGCTTGTTGAAAGATCAAAAGTACTTTATTTCCCGCTCGGAGCAAAGTTCAACGAACAAGACAAAGTCTGGCGGTTTCCTAATGGAGCAAGATTAAGGTTTGCATACCTTGAGAGCGACAATGACGCGATGGCTTATCAAGGGCACAGTTATACTAGAGTTTATGTGGAAGAGATGGGGACGTTCCCCAATCCTGAGCCCATTTTTAAGCTTATGGCTACTCTTGGCAGGAATCCTGCTGTTCCAAGCAGGTTTATCGCTACTGCAAATCCCGGCGGTCCTGGTCATAGTTGGATTAAAAATCGTTATATTGACCCTGATCCTCTCGGAATGAAGATTCTCCCCACGCTCTTTGAGAATCCTTTTACCAATGAAAAAATCTACAAAGAAAGAATTTTCATTCCATCTAAAGTTACTGATAATCCTTATACTAATACAGCTCAGTATATCGGGAATCTTTATTTATCTGGTAATGCGGAACTCGTAAAAGCATGGTTGATGGGCGATTGGAATGTAATGCTCGGGGCATTCTTTCCAGAATGGGATACACGAAAACATGTCATTAAAACATTCCAGATACCGAAACAATGGACAAGATTTATGTCTATTGATTGGGGAACAGCGACTCCATTCTCTATTGGGTGGTGGGCAGTGGTCCCTGACGAATTTGATGCCGGCCTTGAGGTTAGACCGGATCAGTGGCAATTCTACAAAGGGCAGTCTGAAGAGACTAAGATCACTACGCTTCCTAAAGGTGCTATTATTCGATACAGGGAATGGTATGGTTCCAGAAATGCTGAAGCTCAAAGTGTTTCTACGACCGAAAACATGAACATAGGTCTTAAACTCACTGCTGAAGAAGTAGCAGAGGGTATTTGTCTACGTGAAGCCCAAGAGCCAAGAAACCATTTCGAGCAAGCAAGAATAGCCTACCGAGTAGCTGATCCTAAGATGTTTGCTATGGAAAGCGGACCCTCTATAGCCGAGAGAATGGGTAATCCTCCCTATAGAATTAATCTAATGAAAGCCGACAATAAGAGAGCTGCTACAGCTGGTACAATAGGCGGTTGGGATATGCTTAGAGCCCGATTAAAGGGAGACGGTATAACACCTATGATGTTCTTCATGGATAATTGTATCCATGCTATAAGAACATTACCCATAGTACAGCACAATGAGAACCACTTAGAAGATGTTCTTAAAGAAGGGGAAGACCACGCACCGGATGAAATAAGGTACGCTTGTATGTCTAGGCCATATTCTTCTACAACACATGTAGAGCGCATTAGAACTCTTCTTAGAAAGAAGGATAGTGGATTTAGAGACGGAAATATAGTTCTTCACGATGAGTTAGATACATTAAAGAAAACTACAAGATTTAATAATGCCCGCATCAACTAAAGTTGTGCATATATGAATGAGTCAATTGATCCTAGAATGTTATTACAAGCTCTACTTAAGCCTATGGATGGTGGGCTAAAGAATGTCGGTGCGCCACAAGCTGGATCACCAGACGCAGGAAGTATGCTAGATACTATTATGGGTAAAGGGGCAGTAGCTAATCCAATGAAATTTTCAACAGGGCTGGAACAAGTAGAGCCAGGTGCCAATAATAAAATATGGGATGAATATGTAGGTACAAAGAAATTACCTATAGATGCACTCATAAGAATGATGGGGCACAGATAATGCCAGGGTATTCTGATATTAACCATATACCTCCTGATCAAATGGCTATACTTCAAGCTTTACTTACACCAAGATGGTATGAATTTACTAACGCGTATAAGACAATAGACAGAATGAATATACCATATCCTAAAGAGGGGAGACTGTCTAATAATATAGAAAATCGTATACCAGGGCATCCAGATGCTAATTCTAGTGAGCATAGTAAGATCAATAATCCCTGGAATGCATGGGGCCAGATGCTATGGCCGAAGTAAGTTTATATAAGAACTTAGAGACTCCTGTAGACACCTCTAAATCATTTTCAGGGGACTTGAAAGAATTTTTATTGAAGAGTATACTTCAAGGATCAGCAGGGCTAAGAGCTAGAACAGGAATTACTGGCTCTACTATGAAGTTACCTGAAAGTACACAAAACGCTTTACAGAGACTACAACAACAAAAACCAGTAGACCAAGCATGGGTAGAAAATTGGGCGAAAGAAGCGGGAGTACCAATAAAAGACATTAGAGGGCAAGATACTAAATATATGCGATTTGATACTTTACATTCAAGATCAGGAGAAAAATTACCTACAGTAAGAATACCTCAAGATGAATTTGGACATTTAGGAACACATACAAAATCGACTGAAATAGGTAATTATTTTGATACAGGATTGGGATTTACTAAGAAAATGAGTCCAAGTAAAGTTAATCAAGTTGAGCCTTCCATATTAAATCAATCAGGTATGAGCTACGCGCATCCAGAAGCCTTGGACGCCGCTTTAAAGTATCGTCTTCACCCACCTAATAAAAATTGGTTAATACCAGAAGAAATGGCCCCAAGATTACCTACTCCTAAATCTACGCCTGAAGCGCCTATGTCTACTCCTAATCCTGAAATGTTTAAACTACCTTATAATATACCAACTATAGCTGAGATGCTAGCAGCAATAAAGAAGTAAATCAAAATGGCCCGTAAACAAGCTTTAAATATATCAAACATAGATGCTTCTAATCATCCTGACGACGGAGGTGTACTATCTCCGGGTCCAGGAAGAGAAAGTTTTAAACTCGCGGCTTTTTGGAAGTCACAAGTAGAGTCTATAGACCAAGCCTATGCTAAATGGACTAAAAGGGGTAATACTGTACTTAAGAGGTTCCGAGACGAGCGTAACCGCGTAGATGAAGAAGGTCAGAGACGTATGAACCTTCTTTGGTCTAACTACAAAGTAATGAAACCTGCTATCTACTCTAAGTGCCCTACACCTGTAGTAGATAGAAAATTCTTAGATAGAGACCCCACGGGTAGATTATCTTCAACTATGCTGGAGCGTGCCACAAAGAATGAATTAAATAATGGTTTTCATAGAGCTGTATCTAGGGCAGTAGACGATAGGTTACTCCCAGGCAGAGGAGTAATTTGGATAAGGTATGAGCCTCAGTTCGGCGAAGGAGACTCTATACCTGCCCCTACTATTAATCCTCTTGAAGACGCACTCCATAAAATAGAAGAGGAAGTAGGCAGGGAAGGAGAAACCTCAGAAAAAGAAGAGAAATTAGAAGACACAAACGAAATAGTGATTGCAGAGAAAGTAATTACAGACTATGTAGATTGGAAAGATTTTTATGTATTTCCTGCCAAAGCAAGAACTTGGACTGAAGTACAAGCCATAGGTAAAAAAGTACATATATCTAAGCAAGAAGCTAAAGAACGCTTTGGAGATAAGATCGGCGGCGCAATGAAGCCCGATACTACTCCAATGGGCTCTACTTCCGAGAGGTTAGTATACTCCGAGACAGCTATATTCCAAGATATAAATGAGAGGGCTATAGTTGTATATGAAATATGGAACAAGAGCGATCTTAAAGTATACTGGGTTTCTCCTGGGTATCAGTATTTAGCAGATGTAAAAGATGACCCTCTTGAGTTAGAGCAGTTCTTCCCTGTTCCTGAGCCTCTTTTCTCTACAATGACTAATGATACTTTAATCCCTGTGCCTGATTTTATGGAATGGCAGGATCAAGCTATTCAAATAGACGAACTTACTTCAAGAA